TCAATCGGACCTTCAACTATGTAGACTGGTTTAGTTCTATCAATAGTATCTAGTCCAAATATTTTTGGTGCTTCTTCATTCACCTTTACAGTTATGTATCTCAAGTCAGTCTTACCGAATGCTCTGCCTTGGAAGGCAATCAACTCACCATTAGCATCCACGAATGGGATGATTAATCTTGGTTCATCTTTCTTTATATCACCGTATTTAGTAGGTGCGAATTTCTTAGCAAACTCATAGAACTTAGGTGCGAAATATAATTTGTAGTGTGTTGCTTTAGGGATTTGACGTTTCTCAACCCACAGTTTAGCAGGATGGTCTGGTCTTAATTGAGATATTTTTTTGAGATCTTTGAGAGCAGTCTTTTGATATGCAGGTTTCTTCTTAAATCTTAGTGAGGTGTCTGTCTTTGCTGAAACTTCTTTAGGTTTATTTTTGTCACCGAATTTCTCTAATACATACTGCTTATGTAATTGAGGATTGACATGCTTTATTAAGTTTGGAAGTGATGCACCTTGACCACAATTGTGGCACTTAAAAATGTAGTTGCCTTCGACCTGGAATACATATCCACGTGCTTTATTTTTATTTGTTTGGGAATCTCCGCAATAGGGACATCGGAAGTTGTAAAGGGTATCACCCTTCTTTTTGAATTGTTCTAACTGACTTGATAGTAGATTGAGGAATTTGGTATCATTATAGTCAGAGTGCATTACTCTATTATACTATACTTCACCCCAAAAGTAAAGTTCAAAACTATCTTTATTTCAAATCAACGGCAGGTTTTGGTTTTTGAATCTGATGGTCGAATGCATACTTACGTTTAATATCATGAAGCATTGTCTGGATGTTCCGGTTATCTATTGATATCTCTGTAAGTTTTAACATAACCTCTTGGTGCTTCTCTGGCCATCCAACTCTAAATGCAGTATTCTCTGCGACATCATTATACATATTTTCCTGACCTGCTGATATCTGTGATGCCCACCATACAGAAGCAACCGTTTGAGTAAATATAGCAAATATAATACCAACTGCTGAGTTCTTTAACCAGTTAGGCAATTCAGATCTTGTTTCTCTCAAGTGTAGAATATCTTGTCTAATGCTTGCTTGACATGCGGACATGTCTTTCTTTAGTAATTCTAAATCAGTTTCTACACTATTGATTCTATTTTCCATCAGTCGTCTTTACATTCACACGGTGGTGTCTGTACCATTTGTTGCATCATTTGTTGTGGCATATTCATCCACTGTTGAAAGAATGCGTATGTTGAAGTAGTTATAACTACTCCTAGTAAAAATACCAGTAAACATTTTCTATTCATACGATTTCCTTACAGTCCTAGTGCCTTGAAGAAGTCTTTACGTTCTTTAATCTTTCTACGTTTGCTTTGTGCTGTAATGAATCTTCTCATAAACTCACGAACTTCTTTCTTGCGTCCATCTAGTTTCCAAGTTGCTTGGTCTGATCCAGTACCAACGACTGCAGAACCTGTTGCATTTGCTGGAGAATCTTCCATTAACTCATTAAGTTTCTTAGTTGTAGTTTCGTCTAACATTTTCATTTCCTTATAAAGTCCTTCTGCTAATTCAGTTTGAGTATATTCCTTCTCATTGGCGCATTCTTTCATTAAGAATAATGCTGCACCGAAAGAACCAAGTCTAGTTTTACCACCAGGAAGTTTTTCTAATAAACGTTTAAGGTTGAATACTAATCTATCATAATAACCAAGAGCATTATGCTCTTCAGTAGTTTCTGCTTTCTTTAATGATTTACCATTCTTATCAATAAGACCAACTTTAAAAGCATCGGTCTTATCCCAAGGTGTTGACAGTCTTTTTACAAACTGATACACTAAAAATAAATCCATTGCCTTTGCCATTTAAATCTTCCTTAATATTTTTATGATGCCATCATCCAATGGGATCTCGTTGTCTAATACACGTTCACCCTTAATCAAACCAAGTTCGACTGGGTAGTAATTCAAAAACATTAAAAAAGGTTTCAAGTAGTCCAAATGGTCTTCAAGTTTAAGGAATAGAATTCTCGTCATTCCTCTTGCTTCAAACATATTATATAATACAAGGAAGTGATTTAAAATTAGTCTTTCTTTCAAATCACCAGATTCTCTATATTTTTTAAATAACCTTTTAATATATCTTATTCTTTTCAAGTCATCGTGAAATTCAAGTAAATCCGTACAGTACGGATTCTCATAACTTTTCATAGCAAACAACTGAAAGTTTTCGTCAGTCAAATTTTCAAACATAATTTAATTTATAATTTAGAATGTACTTAGGGCAATCCTCTTAATTGTATTATCGTCAGTAACAATATACAAGTATGTATTACTGTAAGCAATAGTTCCGGAATATACTCCTTCTGTTACAGCATTTGAAGTTGTTGGGTCTCCAATTTTAGTAGAAATTATAAGTTTTGGTGTATTTACTGTTCCAGTAAATGTAGGAGATGCGATTGGTGCTTTCGTAGCAAGTAATGTATTTGTATTAGCGACCTGCATCTTATCTTCAACAGCAGACTTAATATTCAACCCACCAACCATCACATTAGCACTGAATGTCGCAGTAGTACCAGTATAAACGGTATTCGCTGTGAACGTTGTTAATGCCTTATGAGTAGTAGCAACTGCAACATTACCGAATAGATTACCAACCGTTACTTTCTTACTTGTTGGTGTACCTGCTGGGTCGTCGACGACCATAAACAGGTCGTCTTGACTCAGATTAGTTAGTGTTACTAAAGCACTGACTTTTTTATCAGCCATATTACTTTACGCAACTACAGGTGCAACTACAGGTGCAACCACTGGTGCAACTACAGGTGCAACTGTTGGGTTAAATGCTACAGACTGTGCAGCAGTAAACGTTCCAGTAACTAAACACTCACCGTTAGCGTGGATTCCTGCAGAGTCCATTGTTGAATTTGCTAACCATCCTTCTCTTGAATACGACATACCTGTCTCCTAATTTATTAACTTATTTATATTACTTATCTGCTAACTTCTCAGCAACTTTTTGCATTACTGCTTCAGCACGTTTGCCATACTTAGCATAATCTTCTTTCTTTAAACCTTTGAAGAATGTACTAACGATTTTCTTTCTTTCATCGTCGTCCATTGGTTCATCATCATGCTTTGACTCATCTAACTTAGGATCTACGTCGATTGGTTCTTCGCCAGTATCTTTAGTAGTTGGAGTATCTTTTTCACCATCTTTTTTCTTTTTTTTCTTTTTAGGTGCTTCATCTTCAGTATCGTCGCCAGCAGGAGTTTCATCTGCCTTATCTACATCTTCGTTTGCGGCAATTGCTTTAGAGATTGCTTTACGTTTCTTATCGATAAACTTATCAGAATCATCTACATCACCATCATTGTCGATATCTTTATCTTTACGGTCTTTAAATTTCTTCTTTAATTCTTTAGGTTGTACTTTATCTAAACCTTCACCGTCGTCAGACTTATCGTTGGTGTTATCTTCTTTTACTTTCCCTTCCACAACCTGCATGATTGCTTCTTTCAAAAAGTCGCTGTCTAATAATTCTTTATATGTTTTCATTGTATCTCCTATACCTTTAGTTTTGGGTCGTTTGTTTTAAAATCCTTTTTACGCATAATCGTCTTTGATATTAAATCAAACTCTTTACCGTCCCATTTCAAAACAAAAGGAACATTTATATCAGTTTGCATGTCATTCAAAACTGCTTCAGCATCGTCACCCATCTTAGCAATCTTCTTTCCATACTTCTTATAAGTTTGCTTGAACAATCTTGTTAATTCAGCAACACTAATTTCTTTTCCATTTCTTGGGTCATTAACCCTATCTAAGAAATGTCTTGTAAACTCTACATCAATACCAACTTTAGCAAATATCTTATCAGCAAACTTCTCAACTTGTGCTAAATCTACTTTAGTTATTTCTTCATTGATATCTTCATATCTGGTCTTTCTATCTAATATCTTAGTAAACTCACGTGGTTTAATACCAAGCATCGAAGCAGCCTTAGAACGGGCAAGTCCTTTAGGATTTGCTATAATAGTTCCTACTGCACCCTTATAATTATCTGGGTTACGATTAATGTCACGAACCATATTGTGATATAAATCCAGTGCTATTTTATACTTCTTACCATGTAATGCACGGTTTAATGCGTGCTTCCATTTCTTTGGTAGTAAATCCTTTACTGCACCCTCGGAAATATATTCCTTAAAAGATTTCATTATCTGTGTAGTTCGTCTAACTTAATATCTTCTGTAATACCTAAGTTCTTTGCGAAGGCAATAATTTCTTTTGCCTTTTTAAATCCCATATGAGTGAAGTCTTTACCTTTCTTAACCATCCCCGCAGGTTGGTAACGTGAATTCTGATTAATGTCTTTATGTTTGAAACCAAATACAAATTCGCCATCCTTCTTAGAACCAGAAGAAATAATCTTATTTTTATATGATAAGAAATACATAACACCAGATGCTCTCTTGCCTGAAGCATATACTTCATACCCACCATCTTTGTCAAGAGTCACCTTTGCTTCACCAAGTTCAACTGACTCATATGTAGCAACAAGTTTAGACATCTTAGTTAGTTTAGCACCAGATTTTTTATCTACTTTAGATGCTAATTTTGCTAATTGAGTTCTAATTTGTTTAGCAGCACCCTTATCACCTTCCCCAGCTCTCATAACTAATGATTTAAGGTTTCTTGAAATCTTTTTAAACTCTGGTTTAGATGCGAGATTACCCATTGCCTTAGCAATACCTTTCATATTCTCATCAATAGTTTCTGTTTTCTCATGAGGAATGGAAGGATGAATATCCTTCATATGCTTTTTCTTATCGTCACCTTTTAGTGTATTGTGGTCAATTCCGCAATTTTCTTCAAGTTCAACAGATTCTTTCATGTTTCGTTTTAACTCTTTAACAGATTTATCGATAGAGATTGAGATGCTTTCTAATCTAGTAATAATATCATTAGTATTGCCAGACTTAACATCACCACTCAATAATGAAAGTTTTTTCTTTAATTCGGACATGACAGACTTAATATTAAGTGCTTCATCGAGTTCAATAGATTCCATATCACCTTTGACTTCAACAGACTCCATTCTACCTTTAACTTTGAAAGTTTTATATTTACCACCAACACGGTCAACTGAGTTGCCACGTTTAGCATACTTGTCTGCTTCTGCTTTAGACTTGAAGTTCTTAAATTTATCGTCTACTACACTGCCATTACTATTATAGTATTGTACAGTAAAGTAATCTTCTCTCAATTCTTCTTCGAATAATTCGTCTAAGTCACTATTTTGCTCAACGTCTTCATTAACTTTGTGAAGGTTTTTAATTGTGTGCATTAAATTCATAGGTGGACCTTAATTTTTTTAATTTGTTATTAAACTATTTATAATTATTTGGGCGTATCTTTTTCGTACTTCTTTTTCAATTTATCAGTACCATACTCTCCAGCACCACCAGTTTCGTTGAACATCTTATCAAACGTATTAGGTGCTAATTCTTTCTCAAATAACTCATCATAATCAATTGATTCTTTAACACCACCACTACGTGCTAACTTAACTCTTGCAACAGCATCCTTTCTTACTTTAGGCATTAATTTCTTAGCAAGTGCTTTAATCTTAGCAGGAGTTGCTTTCTTATTAACTAACTTGTCAATCGACATCTTCTCAGAATGACTTAATTTAGAATAATTTAATCCTTTCTTACCAGCAACTTTCTTTCTGATTTTTATTTTTGCTGCTTTCATTGCTTTCTGTAGAAGTTTTTCACCACTCGGCATACGTTTCTCCATTCTCTTTCTAGAACGTGCCATCTTTGGAGCAAGACGTTTCATCATACGACCTCTTGCCATCCTCTGTTGAATTGTCATTGGTTTACGATTTTCTTCCATTATTTGCCTTAGTTTTCTATTGCTTTTTTAAAATCACCATCAGGAATATTATTAACAACCCAATAATATAACTGCTTCATAACTTTATCTTCAGAAGTCATAGGTTTACCACGTTCCTTCAACGTCAAGTATGTAAAGTCCTGGACAACTGCTGAGTTTTTCTTACCAGAAATCTTAGAAGTTCTATCAGCACCTGATGGTTCAAAGAATATGGTATTTTGTTTATTGTTCAAAATAACGTGGATTGAACCGTTGATTGCCATTCTCTTACCAGCACCAGTAACGTATTTGTAAACAGTTTCAGAAGCACCCTTATGGGTTGCTAACATAATATCAGATGGAACTACACGGTCTCTGTCTGCGTTCTGTTGAATAGCAATATTGTAATCAGTCAATACCCATACTAAATGAATATTTGCTGGATTATATCCTGCGTTCAATAAACGAGGCATAAACTGACCAATGTCTTTAGTATCTTTTGCTGTAATATCAAACATTATGTTTGGCAATGTTGTCTTATTCTTCATCTGACTTAACATCATATCTAATGTCTTATCTTTAAGACCTAATTTCTTAACGAAGAAGTGTAGTTTTTCAACATCTCCTGGTTTCTTTAAGTTTAAACCTTTAACTTTTTCGTACTCCCCTTTAGGAATACTAGAACCTGCTCTTACCATTTTAGCATACTTCTTTGGATTATCCATAATATCAGCAATTGCCATGAATGTCTTTTTCCACTCATCAACATCTCTAACCTTGAATAATTCCTTTTGCATAAAGTTATCAGAAGCAAAACCTTTACCAGAACCAGCACCACCTGCTAAGAATACGATTTGACCGTATTTCTTACCATTAGATAACATGATGAGTTTCTCTTCAAGGAATTCCTCAAATAGTTTTTGTTCTGTAATAAATTCGCTAAACTTTTTCATTACTTTTCCTTTTCTAGTTCGTCGAAGTAGAACTTCGCCATTTCTAATTTTGAATATGTTTGTGGACCTTTACCGTGACCTGATGGACGCACTTTACCATCGTTTATCATAATATAGTATTTGTATGAAAGTGTTCCACCTACTTTAACAATAGTATATTTACCTGATGTCCATTCTATCTCAGCAGTGAATTTCTTTAAGTTAATAAGTTTCAGATTCTTTTTAGAAACTTCCTTAGACTTTTTCCACTTTAGTTTACTTTTATAAACTTCAGTAAGAAATTCGTTAAACTTTTTCATTTCTTCTCTCTATTTTGGGTTTACTCTACCTGCTCTCATGATAACATCACGCAGACCTTGAGCATGCTTTTCCATAGTGATGATTTGGTCATGTAAATCTGGAGCATCTTCACCCTTTGTTAATGCTTGAATTTCTCTCATTAAGTCTTTAGTCAATGACATCATCTTCTTAAGATGCTTTCCTTCAACCTTACCTTCTTGTAAATCTTCGTAGTTTATCATTTTAGTTTCATTCCTTTTTTTACTGTTTTAAATACTGCCTTAGCATCACTATCTGATACACCTTTAGGCATACCTGCTTTGAATGCATCAAAGTCATCATTTTTTGCATGGTTTCTCATATCTGTTCCAGACACACCCTCTTTTCTTTCACCAGAATTGACCACTTTGAACTTATCAAAGTCGTAATGTGGTTTGTTCGGGTCTTTCTGGTCGACATATGGTCTAATTCTTTTTTCAAATTCGGCAACTCTATCTCCACCCACGACCATAGTCACATCCCTATAACCGTTATCAGACAACCATTCAAGTATTTGAAATGGTGTCTTCAATTTAGGTTCATCCATTATATTTGCTTTAGGGAAAAACTTCTTCAAGAACTTCAACTTATCTTTATATGGTATTGGATTCTTTTTCGCATCATTTGACTGTGAAGTGAATATCATAGCATCACCACGACCAGACTTCCTAACAACAAAATCAATCAACTCACCGTGTCCTTTCGTAATTGGATTGAACCTACCGAATGTGAATACGGCAGACTTGACCTTTGCTTCAGATAAATGTTCTTTAAATGATTTCACTCTTCAATCTCTCTTGGTTTACGTTTAGATCCTTTAAGTCTGCTCTTTTCAGCACGACCACGGTTTATTGAGGAATCTTCATATCCTACGATCTTACCTTTAACGTGGGATGCATCCATACCCTCGTGTTCTGGTTTTCTATTCTTTCTATTATACCTATTTAATTCGGCACGATATGCTTTCTTTTCATCAGATGATTGAAACTTATCATATTCTTTTCTATAATCACGTAGATGACACCACTTACATCCAGGAACTGGTTCAAGTGATTTATCTTCAGATATGGTGCGGAAGTCTTTAAATTTTAATGGTTTCATATTATTTAATTTTAACGTACATTGAATTTTTATCAGTAACTTTCATAGCAGTAAAGAATCCCCATCTCATAACGTCATTATAGTTACTCATCACATAATCAAGTAAAGATGCTGCAGCAATGTATCTTTTCTTTAAGGTGTCATCAAACTTTTTAAAGTCTGGTTTCCACAATATATTATTACCTTTCTCAGTAATATCTCGTTTATATTTATTGAATATAAGATTAGAAGATTTTAATAACTGAGATGTTGGTTTAATAGAATTTCCATTAACCACTGCACCATCATGATACTTCTGCCACAACTTAGCATCGATAGCACCCATAGCAAAGTTTTCTTGCTTCATAGTGCCTTCTAAGTACAACGTAGGATTATCTGCAGCACCACGTGAGTTTGCTTTGAATGTGAATCCAGAATTTGTTTCAATGAATACAGACTTCAAACTACCAGCAATTGTAATCTTGTTTAGATTGAAATCGTATGTAAGTTTCTTGTTCTTATATTTTAATGGATTAATTAATTCCATTGTAGACTTACCAGTAGATTGCTTTAATGAGATTGGTACAAGTAAACCCTGAAGATAACTCTTTCTAATCCAAAAGTTTAATTCATTTAATGTTTCAATATCACTTAACTCAGAACTAATCTTATTAGAAAACCCTGACTCAAATATCCACAAGTCAGCAGGATTCCAGTTGTCTGCCTTAGCACCAGCACCTAACTCTTTTCCTTTAGCATATATTTTCTTAGAATACTTATCACCTTGAAATTCAAATACAAGACTTTTACCTCTGATGAGTTTGAGTTTCTTATACGAACTTAATTGTAATAAAGCACTTTCGTAGAATTTTTCATTATATAATGTAGGATCGGCACCTAAGTCTGTAAGTAATGCATCAATATCTTCCTCTTTAATAGGTTCGCTATTCTCTTGATAATGTTTGAACATTAATAACGATACTGCTTCTTTAACTCTAGTTGCTGCATGCGTATCAGACTTGCCACCAGAACCAGACTTGTGGTTGAATGAGTTATTGATTCCAGTCTTAGAACCACTTACCTTATACACCTTACTATCTGCTTTAACAATGATACTCTCACTACCAGAACCAATTTCAATCATATCATCAGTAGCATTTGATAACTCAATACTCTTAGCAGATCCGAGTTCTTTAGATATGTATGGTAATGGTTTTTTACTCAGTTGTAGTTTAGTGCCAGAATCATATCTACCTTTAACAATACTTGCTTCGTTGAGATATTCTTTAAACTTTATGACCATGACTTTACCGCATTAAAATTATTTCTACTAAACTCAAGTCTATCTACGAGTTTAACTGCTTTGTTAGATAACGTATCAATAGCAACGAAACCCTCTGGACCAGTTACTTTATAACCAGTTGGGGTCTTGATAAAAGCAGGGATACTATTAACTGTTTCCATTTTCTTAACTAATATTCGTTTGATGTCAGAAACATCGTCATGCCATTGTAAAGCATAAGCAAGTGTACCAGCAATATTTTTTGTTCGTTGTATAGTATTTATCAAATCATCAAGCGATGCTTGTTTCCTTGCCTTACCCTTTTCCGATTTCAACTTAGCGATTGCTGGATTGTAACGTTTTCTTAGGAAGTCAATGAACCCTGCGATTGCTTTATTCCTTGAGGTAAACTTCTCGCCTTTCTTAACTAAGTCATTGATGTAGATATTGGCATTAGTAGCAATCTCAGTCTTACCGAATAATACACCCAATGCTTTTTTGTCAAGCAACTTTAATTCTTTCTCTGCAGATGCTAAACGTTTATTGATTATTTCCATCTCACCAAGTGTCAATGTAGCAGAACCTGATGCGTTCCTAAACGTTGTGTCAGTAAACCAACAATCTTTTGATTTCTTTAATACACTTATGTTAATTTTAAATTGAGCAGATAAGTCAGCAATAGTATCACCAGTATAGGTTGTATGCCAAATAACACCAACCTTTGATTTCTTAATAGTATCTGCTAACTCAGACTTAGCAGGAATAGCATATGTAATAGTATTAGGAGTGAATGTGATATAATCTTCATCATCAATCGTTGCTTTCTTTAAATCTTCTGGAGTGAACATAAAGTCACCTTGAAGTATTCCCTTAATCCCCATCTTAGGGAAATGCTTGAGAGCAGATTTTAGTTTGGTAGCAAGACCACCACTGTGATTCTTATCAATATCAGCATTAGTGTAATTGACTTTAGGGTTCTTATTGAATACTGCTTTAGTTCCTACAAAGAATTTACCATTCTCTGGATTCACACCACATACCACAGCAGGTGCACCATCTACCTTTGCTTGAATATTCATAGGTTTGTTAGTATGACCATGTAAAGTATCAGCAACACCTTTTAAGATTTTTAATGCCTCAACTCCTCCTGCATAACCGTCGTCAAAGATTGCATCTTCAATATGGTTCAGGTGGGTTAGTTTTGCTTCGGAAAGTATAGTCTTAAAAGATTTCATAATAGATATTTATAATATTTCATATGAGAAGAGGGGAGCAGTTTAGACATGCTCAGGTCAGGGATGCGTCAAAAAAACATAACAAAGGAGTCCGCATCCTAAATAGGGAGTACTGCGAAGATGTGTCGTTGATTGAGTTGGAGTCTCTACACAGTACTCGTGGTGGTTTTTTCTGATCGAGAATAAAAACCATCAAAACTTTCTCAGCATTTAGTTCTTAGTTATAGTGCAAAACTAGGGGCGGTTCCCTCAAAAACACTTTTTAAATTTCTCTGCTAAAACAGATTCTAATTTTTCTGCTTCAAGTTCATTAGAAGGAATTCCTTCAGAGTATTGCCTAATATGTACCATTTCATGACACAAAGTAATAAGCATTTCATCATCAGTTAAAGTTTCTTCTAATTCAATTTCATATTCGTTAGGATTGAATCCAGGTTTGTCAGAAGATTTAACACACCAACCATGGGCATTATCTTCAGTCAAGTCATCTAAGGAAACATTAATAATAACACTATCTACAATGCCTAATTCGTCTCGACAAAAATCAACAACCATATTAATATCAATCACATAAACCTCAACTCATTTCAATCAACCAATACTTATATTATACCTTAGTTTATGATAAATGTCAACCCTTTATACCGACTTTTATTTAAGGGGTATTATACCTTTAATTGACCAAATGATTTCTTCTCATTAAACTTATGCTCAGTAGCAGTATGAGTTCCAACCAAATCTAACTGAGCATTTGATTCCACATCATACAACCTCATCTTAGGTCTATCAATACCAACCACGAAACGTTTGTTAGTTCCAGGATCGCCATATCTATTCTTCAACTGTTTAATAAGTATTTGGTCGATTGCTTCCATTTCTTCAGTAGAAATAAGTGCTAACATTAAGTCAGTCGTAGCAGGTAAACCAAATGATTCAGAGGTATCTTCAAGTCCAAAGTCGCTGTCACCATAACCAGTTCTATTAACCTGTGTTGCTGTAACGATTGGCACATTGTTTTCAACTGCTAATCCTCTAATCTCTTCGGCAATTGCCTTGACATAAGTATAACTGTTCACACTAGCACCCATCTTCATTCTACTTGACATACAGATGTTCAGATAGTCAATGTAAATGATATCAGGTTTAAATCCTTTCTTCAACTTCAACTCATTCAATAAGTGTCTGAAGTGACCGACACCTGCCGATGAGGTTGGATATTCCTTAACAACCATCTTACCAGATGTCTTACCTTTAACCTTAGCAATCTTTTTCTTATACGTTGCCTTTGCCATATTAGGTAAATCGTCAAGTTTCACGTTCAATAGATTTGCATCAATACGTTCAGCAATCCTTTCCTCTGCCATTTCCATAGTGATATATAAAACGTTCTTACCATCAAGCATATTAGCAGAGGCAAAGTGACACATTGCTAATGACTTACCCACACCTGTTCCTGCCATTAATACTGTTAAAGACTTCTTAGGTAAACCACCCTTAGTAATCTTATTCAGATAATCAATATCAAACGGAACACGTTCCTCAACTCTATGATAAAATTCATATCTGTCATCAGCATCATCAAGGAAGTCGTGACCAACGTTCGGGTCAAATGACACACTCAATGCATCAGTTAATAGTTCTGGAATTGCCCCTTTGTCTTCATCACCATCACCATCAATGATAGCAATAGAATCCATAATAGCATTATACAATGCTTTCTCTTGACAAAACTTTTCAGTGGTATTGATTAACCACTCAGGATCTTCCTTCTCATCATTAATGAGAGTTCCAATATATGCACCACATTCAGTAAATTCTTTATCAGACATACCCTTACGGTTGTCCAATTCAATTACTAATGCTTCACGAGTTGGTAAAGAATTATACTTCGATATAAACTCATTGACTTGCTCATAGACAATCTTCTCAATGTGTTCATCAAAGTATTTTGGTTCTAGATACGGTAACGTAGTCCTCGCATATTCTTCATTATGTATTAGATTCTTTAGTATCAGATGTGTTACATTCATTCAAGTCCTTATCTTCCATTCTCTCAGCAATAATTTTTACTAGCACATCACCTATTATACCTGAAAACTCCAAATCTGTCAAGTCTTCTTCGTTTGGATTTTCCACCGTAATAGTGTTAAACTTTAACACGGCATCTTCCCCATTCTCATCTGTTTCCTTAAAATCGATTGTGTCATACTGATACACTACACCCTTGAACGTTCCTTCTTGAATTTCAACACACCAGTGCTCATCATGGAATCCATTAGGATGATCAATTAATTTATACTTCGTCATTTCCTTTCTCCTTTTCATTTAAAATTTCTTCTTCCTCTACATACTCACCATACATAAATTCTTTTCGTGCTGCCACGTCGAGTTGGTCTAGGATATCCTTCGTAAACACCTGCTCAGGATCCGCATTTAT